AATACAGCAACAGGTGCTGATCATTTAGTGACTGTTGCAGAAAGTGCAGGTGGTACAGTAGTAGGAACCTTTACTTTAATGAGATCTGAAAGTGCATTAATTGAAAAACAAACCAGTCATGTAATCTTTGCTGCAGCAGCTGCAGTAAAAGGTGCAAAAGTAGGGTACACAAACTAAGAAAATGAAACTAATTACCGAAGAAGTATCAAACGTCAAAATTATTACTGAAGGAAAAGGTAGTAAGAAAAGGATGTGTATTGAAGGTATATTCCTTCAAGGTGAAATTAAAAACCGTAATGGAAGAATGTATCCAATCGACACTCTCGATAGAGAAGTTGGTAGATATAATGAAAACTTTGTCGGTAAAGGTAGAGCATTAGGTGAACTTGGTCATCCTGATGGTCCTACAGTTAACTTAGATCGTGTATCACATAAGATTACTTCTCTTGTAAGAGAGGGAAATAATTTTGTAGGAAAAGCAACTTTATTATCAACTCCTATGGGTAAAATTGCATCCTCATTAATTGATGAAGGTGTAAAACTTGGAGTGTCTTCTCGTGGTGTTGGATCACTTAAAGAAGACATGCACGGTTGTAAAGTTGTTGGAGAAGATTTCCAACTAGCAACTGCTGCTGATATAGTAGCAGATCCTTCTGCTCCAGACGCTTTTGTGAATGGAATTATGGAAGGAAAAGAGTGGGTTTGGGAAGGTGGAATCCTTCGTGAACAACTCGCAGAAAAGACCGAAAAGCGTATTAATACACTTGTCGATCAAAAAAGACTCGAAGAGTATAAGTTGAACTTATTCAACGATTTCTTATCAAATCTATAAGTTCTATAAATAATATCAGATTTTACAAAATCTAATTAGCCCTTGGTAGCAATTTACAAAAAATGGATAACGTAGTAACCAAAAATGCCCAGCCCGCAGAGCCAATGGTATCTGGCGGTGCACCTTATGAGGATCTAGGTGGACCTACACCTACAAACTCAAAACCAGACGACGACTCAAACAAGTTAAAGATTCCTGAGCTTGCATCTGTTAAAGATGTTGTTAATTCAAAAGCAGCAAAGGGAGATCCAATGCCTAAACCAATGATGGCAGGTAATGAACTTGAGGGAGAGGAAATCTCTGAAGATGAGGCTCCTGCAACTGATGAAGTTGTAGCAGAAGAGGAAACTACTACAGATGAAGTAGTTGCTGAAGAGGAAACAACTGAGGAAGAAGTTGTTGCTGAAGAAGAGGATTACAAAGTGGACGTTGAGCAAGACGTTCAAGCACTCTTTGAAGGCGAAGAACTTTCTGAGGAGTTCCAGTCCAAGGCAAGAACAATTTTTGAAGCTGCAATTAAAGAAAAAGTTTCAGAAATTAAAGAGAATTTGCAGACCGCATACGAGCAAGCACTTGTTGAAGAGGTAGCAAGCGTAAGAGATGAGTTAACAGAGAGAGTTGACGCATATCTTGAGTACGTTGCCGATGAGTGGATTCAAGAGAATCAGTTGCAAGTAGAGTCAGGTCTCAAAACAGAAATGACCGAATCCTTCCTAGAAGGTATGAAGTCATTGTTTGAAGAGCATTATGTATCTGTCCCTGAAGACAAATACGATGTTCTTGAAAGCATGGTAGATAAACTTGATGAAATGGAGAGTAAACTCAACGAGCAAATCGAAAGAAACGTTGCTCTAAATCAAAGACTAGCAGAGTCAAATTCCGATGTCATCTTAGCAGATGTTAGTGAAGGTCTAGCACTTTCTCAGAAGGAAAAACTCGCTTCTCTTGCCTCAAATGTTGAGTTTGAAAGTGAAACAGACTATCGTGAGAAACTAGAAAAGTTGAAGGAATCTTATTTCCCATCAAACAAAACTAGTGCTCCAAGTGCTCACTCAGAAACCATATCTGAGGGAACTGCTGTGGATAGTCCACAACAAGTTTCTTCCGCAATGGAAGCATACATGCAAACTCTGGGTAGAGTTGCTAAAAAGTGATCTTTAAATTATAAATTTCAAACTAATTCCTTAAAAGGTAAAACAAATGCAAATGCCTAGCAATGAGGTTTTGCAGGAGAAGTGGGCTCCCCTTCTAAACTATGATGGTATAGACCCAATCAAAGATGCACACCGTAAGGCGGTTACTGCACAACTCCTAGAAAACCAAGAAATTGCACTTCGTGAAGAAAAAGAATTCTTACATGAAGCTGCTCCAACTAACTCAGTTGGAAACGGAGGTTTCACCTCTTCAGGTGGTCAAACAGTAGCAGGTTTCGACCCTGTATTGATCTCCTTAATCCGTCGTGCTATGCCTAACTTGGTCGCTTATGACCTAGCAGGTGTACAACCAATGACTGGACCTACTGGACTCATCTTCGCAATGAGATCTAGATTCTCCACTCAGGACGGAACAGAAGCACTATTCAACGAGCCAGATACATCATTCTCCTCACAGAATAACAGCAGTAACCTAACAAACGGATTCTCAGGTGGATCAGTTGGTTTCGGTACAACTGGTGGTACTGGTTTAACAAATGCTTCAAACCCAGCTGCTCTTAACCCAGAAGGTTCTCAGTCTGCTACTACCTATCCAACTGGACAAGGTATGCGTACTGATGACGCTGAGAAGATGGGCGATGCTACTTCTAATGCTTTCAACGAGATGGCATTCAGCATCGAGAAAGTTACTGTGACTGCGAAGTCCAGAGCTCTCAAAGCTGAGTACTCACTAGAACTAGCTCAAGATCTTAAAGCAATCCACGGATTGAATGCTGAAGCAGAACTTGCAAACATTCTTTCAACAGAGATTCTTGCAGAGATCAACAGAGAAGTTATCAGAACAATCTATAAGGTTGCTGAGTCTGGTGCACAAACAAACGTTGCAACAGCAGGTGCTTTCGACCTAGACACAGATTCCAACGGAAGATGGTCAGTTGAGAAGTTCAAAGGTTTGATCTTCCAAATCGAAAGAGATGCTAACGCAATCGCACAAAGAACTCGTCGTGGAAAGGGTAACATGATCCTATGTTCCGCAGACGTTGCTTCAGCATTAACAATGGCTGGTGTATTAGATTACACTCCTGCACTTAATGCAAACTTAAACGTAGATGATACAGGAAATACATTTGCTGGTGTTCTTGCTGGTAAGTTCCGTGTATACATTGATCCATTTGCTGCTAACTTAGCTGCTGATCAGTACTACGTTGCAGGTTACAAGGGTACATCTCCTTACGACGCTGGACTGTTCTACTGCCCATACGTTCCTCTACAGATGGTTCGTGCAGTTGGTCAGGACACATTCCAACCAAAAATCGGGTTTAAGACTCGTTACGGTATCGTTGCAAACCCATTTGCAGAAGGTACATCAGTTGGAGCAGGTGCACTTACAGTTAATGCTAACCGCTACTACAGAAGAGTTAAGGTTCAGAACCTTATGTAATTCATATTACATATCTTTCCAAGAGACCCCAAAAGGGTCTCTTTTTTTATGTTAAGATCTCCTAACAATAAATATGTTACAGGAGGTAAAGACAATGTTACATTTATTAGGTAAAGGACAAGCACCAGAATGGGATGAAGATAAACATGATATAGAGGAGGTCTTTGCTCTCCTATGTTATCGTGGAATACATTACGCAAAATGGGTATGTATTGATGTTATTATGGAGTCTCCTTCTTGGTTTTTAAGCAATCCAAGAAAAATTGACAAATAAGTATCTTTATGTTATGATAAGGTAACATAGAGACTAAATAAAAACGCATTAGTGATCAACAATGAAAAAGTGGATAGGTCTTAGTTTAGGTGCAGTTCTCGGTATTGGACATATCGGTATGATTGGTATGCTTGCCAATAGAGAAAGTAAATTACCATCAGTAGATATTCCTGTAGGTGACTACACATCATATAAAGTAAGTGTATCGGAAGATGGATATGCTATTTCATACAAAGCAAATGATCCTAAAACAGCCTTTATCACTAAGGACATCAAAGAGAAAGGTGGTTTCTTAGGACTTGCAA